CCTTTGAAAAATTCGTGGCCTAAAATCCATGACCCCCTCCCTTTCAAAGGCTAAAAATACTTAGGTATTTTAGAAGGAGTTATCAGCATGAATAAGGAATTAACAAAAGAACAAAGAGTAAAGAAAGAGCTTAACAAACTTAAAAGAATTTATAAAAAGTTAGACAATGATACTTTCGCAGTTGTTGAAGGGCTTATTCATAGAGCCTCATATATGCGCATTATGCTAGAAGATTATGAAACAGAGATTGATGAATATGGGACTACTGAACTTTTCACACAATCAAAAGACGTTCCAGGATATCAAAGAGAATTACCGGCCGTAAGATTATATAATACTGCTAATAAAAATTATCAGACTATAATAAAACAACTCACCCAGCTTTTACCAAAAGAGGACCCGAAACCAAAAGATGACGGGTTCAATGATTTTATAAATGGTCGCGATGATTAAATATTCATTAATATATAATCCAATCATTGAATATTATGAGGATATACAAAAGGGTGAAGTTGTTTCTGATAAAGTGAGACGTGTTTATAAGAAATTGATATTTGATATAAATGATCAAACTAGTGAATATGAATATAGTCCCAAAAAAGCAAATCACGCTATAGAATTCATTGAGAACTTTTGTAAACATAGCAAAGGTAAAATGGGAGGTAAGCCGTTTATACTAGAACTTTGGCAAAAAGCTGCCATAGCGGCAACTTTTGGATTTGTTCACAAAATTGATAATATAAGAAAATATAGAGAACTGATATTGATAGTAGCACGTAAAAATGGTAAATCTGCCCTAGGATCGGCTATTGGTTTATACATGTTAATAGCCGATAGTGAGCCAGGCCCAGAAGTAGTGAGCGCAGCAACTAAAAAAGATCAAGCTAAAATAATCTGGTCTGAAGCAAAGCGTATGATTAAAAAATCACCTATATTGAGAAAAAGAATTCAAACTTTAATAAATGAGATAGTATCTGAATTTAATGATGGATCATTTAAGCCACTATCTAGTGATAGTAATACTCTTGATGGTTTGAATGTGCATTGCAGTTTAATTGATGAGCTTCATGCAATAAAAGATAAAAATCTTTATGATGTAATTATAGATGGGATGAGTGCGAGAGAACAACCTCTTTCGATAATTACATCTACAGCAGGAACAGTACGAGAAGGTATATTTGATGTTAAATACGAAGAATGTAAAAGATTAATTGATGGATATTCTGATCCAAAAGGATATCATGATGATACAGTATTACCAATTATCTATGAATTAGACAATCGCAAAGAGTGGACAGATGAAAAATGCTGGAAGAAAGCCAATCCAGGATTAGGGACTATAAAAAATATTACTCAATTGAGACAAAAAGTTAAAAAAGCCATTGCAAATCCTATGTTAGTAAAAAATTTAGTAACTAAAGATTTTAACATCAGAGAGACTACAAGTGAAGCGTGGTTAACTTTTGAGCAATTGAATAATGAGGCTACTTTTGATATTAAGATATTAAATCCTAAATACGGGATAGGCGGCACAGATCTCGCGAGTACTACGGATTTAACAGCGGCTAAAGTAATATTTATGGTGCCAGATAATCCACACATATATGTATTACAGATGTATTGGTTGCCAGAAGATCTCATAGAAAAAAGAACCATCGAAGATAAAATCCCTTATGATCTCTGGGTCGAGAATGGATACATGAGAACATGCCCCGGCAATTCAGTACATCCAAAATATGTAACCGAATGGTTTTTAGAAGTAATGAATGAACATGGAATATATTTACCATGGATAGGTTATGATAGTTGGTCTGCCAAATATTGGGTAGAAGAAATGTCGAACTATTTTGGTAAAGAAGCTATGGAACCTGTAATACAAGGTAAAAAAACGCTTTCTGGACCCATGAAAAAATTAGGGGCCGATTTAGAAAGTAATCTTATAATATATAATAATCATCCTATCGATAAATGGTGTTTATCTAATACAGCCATAGATGTGGATAAGAATGATAATATACAACCTTGCAAAGCTAATAGCCAAAGAAGACGTATCGATGGCACAGCAGCGTTGCTTAATGCATATGTTAAGCTACAAGATAAAATGCAAGATTATCAGAATATGATATAATAAAAGAGAGAGGTGAAAAATTTGAAACTCTTTGGAAAGAAAAACGAACAAACAATCAGTGGTATAAAAATGATAACCGAATCGGGAAATGGTTTTTATACCTGGAATAAAGATCTTTATAAATCTGATATCATAAGATCTTGTATCCGTCCGACAGCAAAAGCAATCGGTAAATTAGAGGGCCAACATTTGCGTCAAGAAAAAGAAGGACTCAAGATAAATCCTGAAGTATATATTAGATTTTTACTTGAAGAACCAAATCCTTACATGACGGGTCAAATCATGCAAGAAAAAATGGCAAATCAATTAGAATTAAATAATAATGCTTTTGCGATTCTTGTAAGAGATGAGAATGGACTTGCACAACAGGCTTATCCAATCTCTTGTGTTGGAGTAGAAACCACATATCCAAAAGGTGATGAACTATATCTTAAATTCACATTAAAAAATGGCAAAATACTTGAAAGATCTTATAGTGACATAATTCATTTGAGACAAGATTTCAATGATGATGAATTATTTGGCACAAGCAATGCGACAGCACTCAGTTCATTAATGGAAGTTGTTACTACAACAGATCAAGGGATTGTAAAAGCTATAAAGAACTCAAATATTATAAGATGGCTTTTGAAATTTAAGAGTGTATTAAAACAAGAAGACATAGATAAACAACTTGAAACTTTTGTAAAAAATTACTTATCTATTGATTCTGATTCTGTGGGAGCTGCAGCGACTGATCCAAGATATGATGTAGAACAAGTTAAACCCGAATCATTCGTACCTAATGCAGCACAAATGGATCGAACTACTACAAGACTTTATAACTTTTTTGGAACAAATGATAAAATCATTCAAAATAAAACAAATGAAGATGAATGGAACGCCTATTATGAAGCCAAGATTGAACCAATAGCAAAACAGTTGAGTCAAGAATTTACTAGAAAGATATTCACTCGAAAAGCTAGAGGATTCGGGAATAAAATACTTTATTCTGCAACTAGTTTACAATATGCGAGTATGTCGAATAAACTTAATTTATTTCAGATGGTTGATCGTGGCTCATTAGTACCTAATGAATGGAGAGCGATTCTTAACTTAGGACCTATCGAAGGTGGCGACAAACCTATCAGAAGATTAGATACAGCTCCAATTGATCAAGAAATGATAGATAAATTAAATAAGTTAGAAGACACTCTTAATAAAATGTCATTAAATGGAGGTACAGATAATGTTTAAAATTAACATTAAAGGTGCAATTGTAAGCAATGATGTTAAATGGATTTATGATTGGTTCGAAATGGACGCTACAAGTCCGAGAGATGTAGAAAATGCACTCGAAGAAGCTAATGGCGAAGAAGTGGAAGTCGAAATCAATAGTGGCGGTGGATCTGTTTATGCTGGATCAGAAATCTATACAGCATTAAAAAATTATAAAGGTAATACTGTTGGAAGAATTGTCGGTGTGGCAGCATCAGCGGCGAGTGTAGCAGGAATGGGCGTTAATAGATTAGAAATATCGCCAACTGCTCAGATTATGATTCACAATGTTTCATCTATCGTACAAGGTGATTATAGAGCTTTGGGACATGAGGCAGATGTAATTAAAAATTATAATACTTCAATTGCAAATGCCTATGTTCTTAAAACAGGAATGCCAGAAAGTGAAATACTTGCGATGATGGACAAAGAGACTTGGCTAAATGCACAACAAGCGAAAGAAAAAGGCTTTGTCGATGCAGTAATGTTCGACGAAACTAATCAACTCGTGGCTAGTATTATGACAAATAATCAACTACTTCCAAAAGAAATCATTGACAAAATGAGAAACGAGAAAAAAAATCTCGTGCCAACAACTAAAAAAAATGATAAGATAAAGGTAAAGCAAGCTATGTCAGATCAAAAAAATCAAGCTAAATTAAATCAAGCTAAATTAAATCTATTAAAATTGGGGGAAATGAGATGACTAGAACTGAATATTTTAAAAAACGTGAAAATTTACTTACTGAAGCACAAGAGTGTATCAATAGTGGAGATCTCGATGGTTATAACGCTAAAGAAAATGAGATCAAAGAACTTGATAACACTTTTGAAGCAACGGCTACAGCACAAGCAAATATGGCAGCTTTGCAAAACTTAGTACCAAATGTACAAAATACTCCTGCGGGCGCACCGATACAAGCCGAAGTTAATAACGCTATCGCAAAACGTGAAGATAGATTCAATACACTTGAATACCGTGAGGCGTTCATGGAATATTGTCAAACAGGTGTTATTGGAACTGAATTGATGAATGTAGATGCACAAACTACAACAACAGATGCAAGTGCAATGATTCCTACAACTATTCTTGACGAAATCATTAAAGAAATGGAAGCATATGGACAAATTTTCTCAATGGTTAGAAAACTGAATATCCAAGGCGGCGTGGAAGTACCTATTCTTTCTTTAAAACCAACTGCAACCTGGATTACTGAAGCAACACCATCTGATAGAAAGAAAGTTACAGCTAATACAAACGTTTCATTTACGTATTTTGGACTTGAATGTAAAGTCGCGGTTTCATTACTTGCCGACACAGTTACATTAGCTTCTTTCGAGAAAACTATTAAGGTGGTAATTGTAGAAGCTATGGTCAAAGCGATTGATACAGCAATCATAAAAGGTACAGGCTCTGGCCAACCCCTTGGTATTACCGTAGACTCAAGAATCCCAGGTGCTAATATCATTACATTATCAGCTGCCGATTTCATCACATGGAATGGCTGGAAGAAAAAAGTATTTGCAAAAATTCCTTTAGCTTACCGCGCTGGCGGTGTTTTCACAATGGCGGCTGGAACATTTGATGGTTATATCGATGGTATGGTAGATGCAAATGGCCAACCGATCGCGCGTGTTAATTATGGTATCACTGATGCCGCTGTACAAAGATTCGGTGGCAGACCTGTAATTCTTGTAGAAGATGATGTTATAGCGCCTTATGATACAGCTTCAACAAATGATATCGTGGCAATCTTCTGTAAATATTCTGATTATGCATTGAATTCAAATATGCAAATGAGAATGTTTAGATGGTTAGACCAAGATACAAATCAATGGGTTGATAAAGCTATTCTTATCGCAGATGGCAAGATTCTTGATCCTAATGGTGTAATTATCATTAAAAAAGGCGCATAATTAAAAGCGCAAAAATTAAGAGGGTGAAATTCCCTCTCTTTTTAGAAAGGAGGCTTATATGCTACATCCTAAAAATATAAAAATGGGCCAATCATTAACTACTGATATTGATGTGCTTGTAGATAGAGGTTTTATAGCGCATTTAGAATATGCGGATCCAGCCGCAGCCGCAGTTGCAGCAATTCATGCAGCCGCAGCATCTAGTGGGGCAGCAGCGGCGTCTGAAGCAGCAGTTGAAGCAGCATCTGACCCAGGTGATACATTAACTGTTGCAGCACCGAAAGAACTTGGCGCAGCACCGAACGATTTAAGTGTTTTGCTATTAACTGCAGTAGATGATACTTTGGCGGTATCTAAAAACGATACAACTGGTGTAATAACAATTGAATTAGCCGATACTACTGCTGCCAATAATACGGCTGCAAATTGTCAAACAGCAATTCGAGCGTTAAGTACAGTAGCAGGAGTAGATGTTTCAGCATTTACTTGTACAGCAGCTGGCAATTGGGATACAGCGGCGATTGCGACCGGTGAGACTGAGGCAGTCGATCTTGCAGGCGGTATCACTGATACTATCACAACATCAATCACTGATCCGGATTTCCCACGTTGCGCAACTGCAACATCCGCAGGCACAGCAGGAGATATCGGAGCTGTTCAAGTCACAGTACACGGTACGAATATGCTTGATGAAATTATCAGCGAAGTATTACCAGCGTTCACAGAAAATAGTGCGACAACTGTTGTTGGATCAAAAGCTTTTAAGACCATTACGAGTTATGAAGTACCAGCACATGATGGCACAGGAGCTACAACTTCAATCGGTACTGCAGATAAACTCGGAATGCCTTACAAATTGCCACGTAATACTATTCTGACCGCTTTTCTGAATAACGCTATTGAAGGAACTTTCCCTACAGTCACAATTTCTGCATCTGCTATTGAATCTAATACAATTGATTTGAATAGTGCTCTTGATGGGAATGCTGTAGATGTGTATCTAATAGTTTAATAATTGAATAGCCACTCTTTTTAGGGTGGCTATTTTAGTATATTCAAATTTGAGAATAGGAGAATTTATATGGGTATTAATGATAGAGGTAAT